TACGGTGTGGTTATGTATGAAAACAAGAATGACCAAAACCTAAAAGCATTTAAAGTTGACAGAGATAAAAAAGTATGGGATGATATACTAAAACGATGTAAAAAAATAATGACAATGACCACAGAACCTGAAACATGTACAGGTATGTGGTATTGTAAATGTAAAAACAGGAGGTAACAATGAAGAAAAAATGGGGTTATGATGACGTAATGGATTACGCCAAGAAAGAACGTGACTCTGTACCTAGCGTGCCTTGGATTAAATTTAACCAAGAGTTTTTAGACGCTGAAAAAGATGTAGATTGGGCAGATGTAAGTTCAGCATCTAATGCACAACTGCAAAAATTACTTAGTATCTATGGAGGGGGTAAAGCTATACTAGAACACGTTGTGGCTACTCTAAGAGCTAAGGTAGGAGCTATATCAGCTATCTTTGACGAAGAATACAATGCAGCATTTGCAAAATTTATGCAAGCGTATGAAGGTAAGAAACCTACTAGAGATGAAGCTAGAGGTTTAATTATGTCGTCAAATGAAAATCTAATAGCTTTATTTAAACAAAAAGTTGAGTTAGAAACTGCATATAGATATGAAGAAGGTAGATTAAATACCTTTTCACAATGTTATAACACTCTTTCTAGAATAGTTTCACTAAGGACTGATAAAAATAACTAAATCTTAGTATAATAATAATAGGAGGATACTAACATGATGGGAAAATTAAGACCTCAAATATTTCTAGCAATTATAGTCCTTGGACTTTTGAGTGGTGTCGGAGTATATTTTGGATATACAGAGATAGCTACAGGATGTACAGGGGGTATTATAGCATTAGGGATGAAAGTATTAGAATCAGAATAAATAAAAGGAGACAGAATGACAAGTAAAGACATAGCAAAAGGAATAGTAAAGACTTTACCAGCATTAGGAGCACTTGCCGTTGGCGTAGGAGCAACTATAGCTGTATTCAAAAGAGATACACTAGAAGACAAAGTGTATAACAAGTTAACATCTAGACAAATTACAAAGGAAGACATACCTTTACAATAGGACTATGAAATATTTAGGACTAGATACGTCTAGCAAAGCAATTCACATTGTTGAGTTAGACGAAGATGTAAACTTAATAAACATATATAAAGCTGAATGCAACACTAAAAAAGCATTCAAAGACAGATTTCCAGAACTAATGGATAGCTTTGCTAAGATTTTAGTAGAGGATATCAACATAGACACCGTAGATTACGCTGTAATTGAAGAACCTATATTTGCACAGAACAGAAATGTAGTGCGTACTTTGTCAGAAGTAGTAGGAGCTGTTTGGGGAACTCTATGTTTAAGTGACATTCCAACTACATTAGTAGACAATGGCACTTGGAAGAAACAAATCTTAGGTAGTGGTAAAGCTACAAAAGATGATATAATGAAATATGCAATAGAACAGTGGGGAGAGAACTTCCCTGAACAAGATTATGCTGATGCAGCTTGCATTGCATCATACTCAGTGAAGGAGAATAGAAATGGCAGCACCTAAAGGCTATAAAAAAACTACAGGTCAAAAAAATAAAACATATTTTTATGATACACCTGAACCAAAAGATAATAAAATAGAAGATAAGTTGCCTGAAGGCATGACTGCTGAAGAGTTCAAAGCAAAGTATGCTAAGGTTGTGTGGTGCGACTATTATAAATGTATACACAATGTGCAAACTGAAGGAGCTAAACGAACTATAGCGACTTTATTAGAAAACCCTCAATACAAACCTCTTGGTCCAAAAGATGCAATGATAAGAGGTGTATGTAGTAGAGCTGAAATAGGTATAAAGTTTAAAGAGATAAGCACAACAGGTGGCGTAAAGCACAAAGTTCCAGAGTGTTTTAATGCTGCTGGTAATAAAAACAAAGGCGGCATGGATTTTAGTAAATTGTTACAATCGGATGGAAGTCCACATGGAGGAAGCATTGAATCAGGAAACGCTGATACAGGATGGTCTAATGCTGCATATATGTAATGCCTAAAAAATTACCTAAAGCGGTTAAAGACCGTGCATTCAAATTATATCTAACAGAAGAATACTCTGCAAAAGAAATAGCTTTACAAGTATCTGCAGAACACAGTGTGGTTATGAGTGAGCAAACTATATATGCTTGGGTACGGGCAGAAGATTGGAAACAGAAGTTAGCTGAAACAAAAGCTAAGGCTATAGAAAAAGTGCAAGAGAATGAATCTACAAAACTTGCTAGAATGCAAGAAGAACATCAACAAATGTATAAAGGTATTAGAGATAAAGCTGGTTCAGAGTTACAACTACTTAACTTTGAAAGAGCTTTTGATGCAGTTAAAGCACTAGATATAGGTATACAAGGTGAGAGACAGGTTGCAGAAGGTTTAATTAATGTTCAGTTTATTCAAGATGTAGTTAATATATTAGTAGAGGAAATAGAAGACCCGGAACTAATTAAAAAAATAGCGGCAAAATTAAAAGTGCTGATGGCATCAAAAGATAATGAGTGATGATTTAACAACATATGGAAAAGCCTTTGAACTACTTGCAGAAAAACTAGAAAAAAGTAATAAGTATAAGATAGGCAGTTTTTGGGAGTTTACTAGGGACATATGGTCTCAAGGGTTTGAGCACCCAGAATACTTTCAAGCGTGGCATGTAGGCAAACTAACTGAAGAAGTAGAGAAGTGTATTGAAGATGGGCTTAATTACTTAGCCATATTACCAAGAGCACACTTTAAATCTACCATATTAGGACATGCGTTTAGTATTTGGAGAAGTTTAAAGATTCAAGGTAATGCTAATATTTTATACCTATCTTACAGTGATACCATGGCTAAGTATCACATATCTGAAATAAATAAAGAGGTAAGCCGTAATCCTTTATTAAAAGATATGATGACTAATAGAGCTCCAAAAGCTGATTTTACTTTTAGATATGATACAGGTAATGGTGGTACTGCAGAAATATTGCACGGAGGATTGTTTTCTTTCAAAAGAGGTATGCACGTTAATGGAGCATTGATTGCTGATGACATATTAAAAGACCCTGAAAGTCCCTTAGCATTAGGGCAAATGAATAAGATTGAGGACCACTTTTTAACAGAGTCTTTATTTATACCTAATCAAGGAGTGCCTGTTGTGATAGTAGGTACACCAATGATGCCGGGAGATTTACTTACTGTATTAGAAAAAGACGACAGATTTGTAACAAAAAAACTACCAGCACTAGACCCAGAACCGGGTAGAAGAGTATTGATGCCAGAGTTATATAGTGAAGAGTGGTTGCTAGAACAACAGAAAGCTAAACCTAAGTCATTTGCATCAGAGTTTTTACTACAACCACATTTTAATACAGAGGCATATTTTGATTCTGAAGATATAGAAAAGTGTGAAGATGCAAACTTAAGGTCTTTACCTACAACTGTTCAACACAACTTCGCAGACGATGAAGATGTATTTGCAGGATTTGACGTGGGTAAAAAAAGACACCCATCTCATTTAGTTGTATTTAGAAGAAAAGGTGAACGTGTAGAACAGATACATCAGTCTTGGTTAGATGGTTGGGATTACTCAGAACAAATAGAATATTTAAATGAAGCTGCTGAAAACTTCGGCTTAACAAAAGGTTATATAGATAATACGAGAGGTGAACTAGAAGATAGAGGATTAGATAGGACGTGGTATCCACTATCCTTTACTTTAAAATCTAAAAACAATATGGCACATATATTTGAACAGTATGTGCATTCAGGTAATTTATTTTTAATTAGAGACACTAGACAAAGACAACAGATATTATCAGTTAACAACGAATTGAAAGCTCCAGAGACTCCAATGGGTCACGGAGATGCTTTCTTTTCTATAGCGATGGCTTTGCAGGCGGCATATGAAACAGGCATATATAACATGCAAGCTGTAGGTGATTTACAAGAGTTTGTTCATGATATAGACCCATCATTAAAATATCAAAATATTGACAAAAATAAGCCAGAAAAGTTAATCGATTTTGATAAAAACGTGTATAATGATAATAGCAAAAACTTAGAAGCACCCAATCCAAATTGTACAGAGGACTTCTGTGGTCCCTCATTATGGGTGCCAGCTAGGGGTTTGTGCCTTTATTGTAATTATAAAAAATCGTAGAAACCATAGGAGGTTCATTTTGGTCACACTAACACAACAAGCAGAGACAGTAGCGTCAAAAAGATATTATTTAAAAGATGAATCAGGTGAACCTGAAGAAAACGCAAACACACTATTAGAAAGAGTAGCAAAAGCTATCGCATCTTCTGAAAAATTATATGGTAAATCAGATGCAGATGTAGATTTAACTTCAAAAGAATTTTATGATATGATGACAGAGTTAAATTTTGTACCTAACTCTCCAACACTTATGAATGCAGGCACAGAACAAGGCACATTGTCGGCATGCTTTGTATTACCTTTAGAAGATAGTATGGAAGATATTATGAAAGCTGCCCATGATATAGCTATGGTGCAGAAGTTTGGTGGTGGGACAGGATTTGCTTTGAGTAAACTACGACCAAAAGGCGACAAAATAAAGACAACTCATGGTATTGCGTGTGGTCCAATACAAGTATTACAGACATTATCAAGAGTATCATCTATGATTACACAGGGTGGTAAAAGAGATGGTGCAAACATGGCAGTAATGTCAGTGTACCACCCAGATATATTAGAGTTTATTGACTGTAAAAAAGTGGAGGGTGATATACATAACTTTAATATATCAGTAGGTGTAGACTCTAACTTTATGAAAGCTGTAGAAGCTAATCTTAATTACCCACTAATTAATCCGAAGAGTAAACAAATAGTTGGTGAACTAAATGCAAAAGAAGTATTTGATAAAATGGTATACGGTGCATGGAGAAATGGTGAGCCGGGTATGATTTTCTTGGACGAAGTAAACAAAGATAATCACGTTACAGAAGAGTATGGTGAAATGATTGCTACTAATCCGTGTGGAGAACAACCATTATTAGGTAATGAATCTTGTAACTTAGGGTCAATTAATTTAGCTAACTTTGTAGAATCTAGAGAAGTAAGACCTTATATTAAGTGGGATGAATTAAGAACCACTATTAAAACAGCTACACGATTTTTAGACAATGTGATTGATGCAAATAAATATGCAACTCCAGAAATAGAAAAAATGACTAAGGCTACAAGAAAAATAGGTTTAGGTATTATGGGATTTGCAGATATGCTTACACAACTTAGAGTATCATATGGTTCTAAAGAAGGCAGAAAGATAGGGTCTGATATAATGAGGTTCTTAAAGACTCATGCAGATAAAGCATCAATTGAATTAGCAGAAGAAAGAGGTACTTTTCCTGCATGGGATAATAGTGATTACGGTGAGGATGAAAAATATAGGAATGCTTGCCGACTAACTGTAGCTCCTACAGGAACTATCTCTATGTTTGCTGATGCATCTAGTGGAGTAGAACCACTATTCTCTTTAGCGTACAGAAAGATGAATATATTAGAAGGGGAGACTCTTTATTATGTAAATAGATACTTTGAACAAGATGCTAAAGAAATGGGTTTTTATTCAGAAGAAC